GGTAGTAGGATTAGGGTTGCGGACGAAGGACTCGAACCTTCTGCACCGAGCTTATGAGACTGGTGAGTACCCTGACTATCCGCGTTGTATAGCCCACCCTATACCCACCAGAAAGGCAGCAGGTATTTATTCCTCGTACATAACCGATGGGCAGCTATGTAACAGTCTAACATACTAATAAGATCATACACCAAGTTAAACTTCAGTATACAAAATGTTTTATAGGAGTAGGAGCGTGGAGTTTCCTATTAGGAACCGGCTAGCTGACCCCAACCCCAGTCACCATCCATACCATTAACAGAATACTCAGTGACTCGTTTCTCAAAGAAGTTATCATGAGACACCCCATTAAGCACCCACTCCAGCCAAGGTAGTGGGTTTTCTTTTTGTTTGAAATTAGGCTTAAGACCTAGTTGAATGAGTCGTCTGTCAGTAATGTATCGAATATAAGTCTTGATTTCTTCTTTAGTTACACCTTCAATATCAAAGGATTTAAAGGCAAGATCAATGAACTTATCTTCAAGAGATACTACATCACGACTCATCTGATAGATCTTAGACTTGAATTCATCATTAACAATCTTAGGGTGTTCATTACAGAACTCACGGAAGAGTCTTGAGTTACCCTCTACGTGTACAGTCTCATCACGGATAGACCATTCAACTACTGTACCCATACCTTTCATCTTACCAAACCGTTGGAAGTTTAGTAGCATAACAAAGGAAGCAAACAAAGAAACACCTTCGTTAAGTACCGACTTAGCTAAGGCTAGTGCCAGACCAGACTGTGTTGATGAATCAGAAGCAGACATGAAGTCAATCTTGTCTGACATCTCTTTGTATTCAAGGAACTTATGGTACTCTTCATCAGGTAAACCTAAGGTATCATTCAGTAAAGCATATGCTCGTTGATGTGTACCTTCACGATTAGCAAAGGAACCGAGCATAACTCGTACTTCATTGTTCTTAAACTTAGGGATTAAGAAGTCATAATAGTTCTGTCCTACCTGTACATCACCTTGTGTAAACAATCGTAGAATGTTAGTGATAAAGTCTTTCTCTTGAGGTGATAACTTAAGCTTCCAATCATTAACGTCTTCAGAAAGATCAGCTTCATCTTCTGTCCAATGGATTTCTTCATGTTTCTTAGTTAGTTCTACAGCCCATTCATGATTAAATGGTTTGTATGTTTTAGAAAAGTTTAATAGAGATGACATATTATCCTTCACATGCCTTACATTCGTTGTCTTCAGTTACTGTTCCGGACCCACTGTCTCGAAGGTGATTATAGAGTTCATTAAATCCTCCAATATACTCTCCGCTAAGATAGACTTGGGGTAGACTTCTGACATCAGGTCTTCCAGTGACTTCAGCCGCTGACTTACCTGTTGTAGTAATGTCAACATAGTCATATTGAATTCCTCTTGAGTCAAGGAGCGATTTAGCCATTGTGCATTGGGGACAGTTTGGTTTTCCATAGATAATAGTTTGCTTTACTTCTTTCAATTTATTCTCTTCAACTTTCTCTGATACATTCTCTGCACGTTGTTTAGCTTCAGTACGTAGATAATAAAGCCCCTTAAGACCTTTGTCCCATGCAGCGTAATGTACTTTGTTAACATATGATCGGTCACTACCAGAAGGGAAGAATAGGTTTACGGATTGGCCTTGACAAATAAAAGGTTGACGATCAGCAGCATGAGTAACAACCCACATTTGATCTAACTCAAATGATGTCTTAAATACATTCTTAATTTCAGGACTTAAGAAGTCTAGGTGTTGTACACTACCTTTGTTTGTAATGATAGATGACCACACTTCTTCTGTGTTCTTATTAATACCTGTTAAGTGTTGCTCAAGATATTTATTCTTAACTAAGAAAGAACCAGCACGAGTACGATGAGTATAAGCATTAGCCTTACTTGGTTCAATACTTGGTGATGTACTTAATAAGATACCTGATGAAGCGTTAGGAGCAATAGCCATTAGGTGAGCAAACCGTAGTCCACTACCTTTCATATCAGTAGGTTCACCACGATTATCTGCAAGGATCCTTGACTCTTCAACAGCCTGTTGTTTAATATTAATAAACATAGAGGTGTTTACAGCACGAGCTTCAGAAGACTCAAACATTAAAAACTGTTTCTGTAGTAACTCATGGAAACCCATGGCACCAAGACCAATAGATCGTTCAGCCTTAGCAGACTTAACTGCACGAGATAAAGCTTCAGGAGCGTTTTCAATGAAGTACTCAAGTACATTATCTAGCATACGTACTAGGTCACGTACCATACGAGTGTTCTTCCATTCAGGATAATACTCTAGATTAACTGAGCTTAAGCAGCATACTGCTGTACGATCTTCAGAGGTAGGTAAGTGGATTTCATTACATAAATTGCTACCATGAATCTTTAAACCCTTTTCTTTTAGTGGATAGGGTAACATAGCATTAGCTGTATCAATAAAGTTTAGGTATGGTTCACCAGTACGGAAACGAGTCTCAAGTAGTTTAGCCCATACAGTACGTGCATCTTGGTATTCACCAGTAGGCCCACGCTTAGGGTCTACTAGTTCATAGCTCGTTCCATCCCTAACATGAGACATGAAGCTATCAGTGATGTTAACAGCATTGTGCAGGTTAAAACACTTTCGGTTGACATCTCCCGTTGGAATACGTAGACCAATGAACTCAAGGATATCAGGATGGTCAATATTAAGGTAAGCAGCATAAGATCCTTTACGGGTTTTACCTTGACGATATGCAGTCATATCGGCATCTACAGTATGTAGGAAAGGAATTGGTCCTGGAGCTACATCAGATACAGAACGTACGTCTGACCAGTGTCCACCAACACCACCACCCATAACAGATAACCAACGTAACTCAGATGAGTGATCAATCAAACCTTGTACAGTGTCTGGTACATAAGTTAGGAAGCATGAGATAGGTAGCCCTTTAGCCTTACCGCCTACTGCAGGAGCATTAGATAGTACAGGTGAGGCAAACATGAACCATTTATTTGATACATAATTATATAGGCGTTGTGCCAGTTCTTCATCTCGTATTCCTTTGTATACACTCCAAGCGCATGCTGCTCTAGCATAGACTTCTTGAGGTGATGTTTCACCCTCAATAGCATAGAAGTCCATGATCATATCACGAGCGTAGTCTGTTAGTAAATTGTCTTTATTATAATCAATCTCAATGATATCTTTATAATTACTTTTCATTATGTCCTGCTTAAAAGTTGTTCGGTATTAGGAACCGACTGAGCGATTCCTAGCGAGATTCATTAACAAAAGAAGTACGTAGAATCAGCAACTTCACTGAGGGATAGGCTACCCCTATCCGGCTCAGGAAAATCAAATCCTTCAGGTGAAACTAATAGTGTTTCCTTAAGGATCTGGAAGAAGTTATCTACATCGTACTGTGCAATGAAGGTTTGTTTAGTTACTTCTTGGAGAAAATCCACTTCACTAGCATGGGTACTGAATGAGTCATGAACTGCAGCGAATGAACCATTGAAAGCAACAATAGTGTTAGCCATGTGAGCAGCATCATAGGAGTGAACCACATTAGGGCTAACACCAGACGCAAAAGAACGGCGACAGGGTACACGCTCTCCAGTCTCTTTGTTAAGAACATCAACCTTGATGACGTGCATGACCCGACCATCCTTATTACCTGTAATACCTTTAATGGTGCCACGTTGTTTCCTTTCATGTTGTAAGTAAGCCTTATAGACTACTGGGAAACCACTAGGAGTATGCCATGTAAGGTGATTACGGTTATTACTTAGCTCATGTTCAGCAATCTTCTGTAAGAACTTAGTAGTCTTTAGTGGACCAGCACAAACAGTATTAATTGCTTTAATAAGGTTAGTAGCTAGTAAGTTGGTGTCATCTTCAGTGATACCGTACTTAACAGTAAAACCTTCTACGTGACAGTCATCATACATATTCTTAGCAATACGTTGTTTGCCAGCACTGTACGCACGAGTCATTGAACCTCGTTTAGCAATACCCTTACGGATATGCTTCATAGGCATCTTATGTTCTTCAAACCAGTCAGGCATGATCTGGATAAGCTCTTTAGCTACAGCTACATAGAAGTCTTTCTGGATAGGAGTAGGTACTAGGGATACTAGTGTACCTGCTTGTTTATCTTTAGACATAGCTGCTAAGTGTTGCCACCCGTTATTACTACCATCAATAGGAATAGGGAATCCACTCATGTACTCTTGTCGTAGGATCTTTGCTTTATGGTAAGCAGCAATCTCAATACATACAGCTAGAAAGCTATAAGGCTTTTCTGCATCATGATGAATTGTTTTACTACGAGCAGTGTTGATAACAAACTCTAGATTCTTTTTAACCCATAGTACACGGTCGTCTAAAGTCATCTTATCAACAGAGATAGTATCTAAACCTTCTTCATTGAGGTAGGTAACATAATCAGTTCCAAATCCAACATCTTTGAGTTGATCGATAGTGTAGGATTGATTGTAACATGCTGCTGCATGTACACACATCCAGTAGTAACCACGTTCATCAACACGTTTTCTGTTACCGAAGAGGAATAGTGATCGAGCAAGATCTGAACCTTGGAATTCAAGGAATGATTCTGCATAGTATACTCGCCCACGATAGTCACATGACACCTCTTGATAGAATGTTTTATTACCGATCATGTCAGCTTTCTTTACTACTTGAGTGTATTCAAAGAACTTACTGAGCATACGTTGCAGTTTAGGGTCTCGCTTACCCATGAACTTAGTACCATCTTTGTGGAGTAGTTTCTTAGGTAGGTCTAGGTTCTCATGGTGAATGTTGTATTCACGAATGACACCATCTTCATCGATCAGCTCTAGTACTTCATCTGGTTTACATTCTTTAATTGCAGCTAGTACAGGCTGGTTTAGTAACCAAGACTGTTGACGTAGGTTTTCTAGAGCAGAAATAAATGGTTTGTTTAAGTACTCATGGAACAGCTTACTGTTAGTCCACCCTTTAATGAATGGATCTTTAGTTAGTGGGCTGTACAAACCAGCGATAGGTAGTAGTGGTTCGAAGGATGTACCAATAAGAGTAGGCTTAATGTTATCGTCCATGTTGACAATACGAACGATGTATGGTGCCTTACGACCTTCATACTCACGGAAGATATCAATCAGTCCGTCTTGGAGGAAAGTTTCTAATAGTAAGTCCCCAAGGGATAGAGTAGTTTTGATGTCTGTTTCGTCAGCCCCAATAGCCCTAGCAATTCTTTTTCCAATAAGATCAGAGGCAAATGTGAGTTTAACGCTTGCTGAATGCGTTGCATTCTTGTTTCGGATACAGTAGCGTAGTAGTGAGTCCCAGGACTCGTTAATGAATCGTTCAAGTTCATACTCCCATGTAGGATGATGTGCTAAAAGGCGAGCACCTTCATTATAGATCTTATCTGAGTTAGGGATTACCTTTGATACGCGTTCAGTAAGATATTGTAGTGGATTCATGATGTCAAGAAAAGAAAAGGGACTGTATTATAGTCCCATTGTTATAACCAAGTGTTGCAGAGGGTTATTCGAAGTCGACAAAGCCAACTTGTTGTAGGCGAGTAGTTTCAGGATTGTACCTTGTACTACCGCAATCACCAGTCTTACCAGTGAATCGAGACTTTAGTACTCGTAGTTTAATTGTGTTACGTTCTTGAGGAGTCTCAGCAATCATGTTACGTGCAAAGGCAACGATATCAAATGCAATCTGCTTAATAGAACCAGAACCTTTGATGTCATCGATAGATGGTAAGTGACCTTCCTCAAAAGGCTTTTCACCTTTACGTAGGTGAGAGATAACACCTAACCAGATGTTATGTTTCTTACACATCTTAAGTAAGTCAGACATTAGAGAGTCAACTGCTTCATTACCTGTCTTACCTTTATTACCTTCAGACACTGCAATAGTGATGTGATCTAAGATAATATACTTACAACCCATTAGTGCTAGGTATTCCATCTTGTCTGTAAGTGATTCGTCAGATACAGAACCTTGATGGTCTAGTAGTACTAGTCGTTCATCACCAAAGACCTTTTGAAATGCTTCGTACTTCTCTTCATCAGATACAGTAGTCTCTGTAAGATTCTTTTGTAGCTGCATAGCAATAAACTTTTCAGCAGTGTCACCAATAGATTCTTCAAGAGATACCATACCAACTTTATCTTGAGTGTTCTCAAGGATATCGAGTACAATCTCTTTAATAACAGTTGACTTACCAGAGCCAGTACCTGAAGTAAACAGAACGATCTCACCCATACGCATACCCTTAAGCTTCTCATTCAGAGAGTTTAGACATTGAGGATATGGCACAGATACGGTAGCCTCTTTAACTTTATAGTGATCCCAGATAGCTTGACCACTGATAACACCAGAAGGATTAAACTGTTTAGCATCAAAGATACACTTCATTAGTGCATCTGAACCATGCTTCATTAGTACGTCACATGGATCTTTCTCAGGGAAGGTACATACCTTTACTTTATCATAGCCGATAATCTTAGCAGCTTCTTGTGCAGCCTTCTGACCGGGTTCATCCATGTCAAAGGCAAGAACTACTTCATCAAAACCCCTTAGCCATTCACGTTGTGAAAGGATGAGAGACTTAGAGCTAGCCGATGGGACCGCCACCGCTGGATAAAATCGTTGGTACTTATCGTATTGTGCTTGAGCAACTGCCAAAGCATCGAGTTCACCCTCAGCGATAATGATTCGTTTACCGCCTGCAACGGTGTTCTGACCGAAGAACTGTACATCTTTAAAGTCTCCGTGGATAACAAACTTCTTAGGAAGCTTTCGTTCTTTATAAGCCACAACCACTCCATCCTTAGTGTAAGGATAGAAATGACTAGCAATAGTACCGTCTTCCGCATAAGAAACTTTAACTCCATAATGAGCAGCAACTGTTTTCTTGATATCTCGTTCTTGAAAACCTCGTGTATCGTATGTGTCAATCTCAGCTAGCGTAAGAGTGTTATGTTCTTTAGTCATTGGTTTATATTCAGTGTCAGGGTTTACTTTAGAGCTACTGTTACAGCTGAAACAGAAGCCCCATTCATCGTCATCTTTATAGGAAAACGCATCAGACGAACTACATTTAGGGCATGGCCCATGATACCATCTAGACATTTTAGTTCCAGTAATCTTGATCTTCTTTCATTTCCCGAATCATTCGGCGACGTTCTTTAGCTTGCTTCTGTGTTTGTTTCTTTTGTTTATACTGTTGTTCAAACTCTTGTTTGATGTTAACGTATTCTTCAAGAT